ACGAAGACAAGCTCGCCGCGCAAGGGGCTGAGCTGGATCGCGTGATTGTGGACAACGGACTTCGAGCGGTGCTCGTTGAAGCTGGCGTGATGCCTGACCGTCTTGAGGATGCGGTTTCTCTGACGAAGCCGTTTGCCAAACGAGACGATAAGGGCAAAATCCTGATGCACGACAAGGACGGTACGCCGCTAGACGTAAGCCCAGAGACTTACGCCAAAGAAATGTTGAAAGAACAAAAACCGTGGCTTTATGCCGCGTCCGGTGCGGGTGGGAGTGGTGCTTCCAACGGCACGAACGGTCAAGCTCATGGAGTTGACCTTTCCAAGCTGTCGCCCACTGAGCGTCTAAAGGTCGCCAATCGGGTGGAGGCTAAATAAGGAGCCTTTGATATGGCACTCACACTTGTAGAGGCTGCGAAGCTTAACTCAGGCGAGGTTAAGCGCAGCGCGATCATTGAACTGTTCGCCCAGAGTTCGGACATTCTCCGCACTCTCCCTTTTGACACGATTGCTGGTAATGCTTTGCGGTATAACCGCGAAGAGACGTTGCCCGGTATCGGCTTCCGTGGCGTAAACGAAGCTTACACGGAATCAACCGGCGTGATTAACCCACTGACCGAACCGCTGGTTATCGCAGGCGGCGATTTGGACGTTGATGTTTTTATCCTTGAAACAATGGGGCAGGATCAAAGAGCAGTGCAAGAGGCGATGAAAGTTAAAGCCCTTGCCTTGCGATGGTCTCAAGCTCTAATCAAGGGTGATTCGTCCGTCGATCCCCGTCTTTTCGATGGCCTTCAAGTTCGTCTCACCGGAACGCAGAAAATCCAAGCTGGTTCGACGGCCAACGGCACCGCGTTAAGCCTTGCGGTGCTGGATCAGGCTATCGACGCCACCGACAATCCCACTCACCTGATAATGAACAAGACGATGCGCCGCAGGCTTTCGGCAGCGGCTCGCACAACGACCGTGGGCGGATATATCACCTACGAACTGGATGCATTTGGTCGCCGGGTGACGAAGTACAACGATCTTCCGATTCTGGTTGTTGAGCAAGACAACGCGGGGGCCGACATTCTGCCTTTCACTGAGGCTGCCACTTCTGGTAACGCCACAGCAAGCTCGATCTACGTTGTGTCGTTTGGCGAAGGGATGCTGCAAGGCATTCAGAGCGGCGTGATGGACGTGCGCGATCTCGGGGAACTGCAAACCCAGCCGGTCAAGCGAACGCGAGTTGAATGGTACGCCGGGATTGCTTTGTTTCATCCTCGCGCTGCAACTCGTCTGTGGTCAATTGCTGACGCTGCAATCGTCGCGTAAGGCGGCTTAACCTAAAGGAGAAACTAATGAGTTACACTGCTGCAAAAAGCCGCCCGACTTACACGTTCGATGCGGACTTGGAAATGAAGGATACGGGACTGGTTGCTGCTGACGCTGCGTGGGGAGTCGCAGCATCGGCCAAAGTCTTAGATGTTGGCACGGGCCGCTTCTGTGGGCACTGTGTTATCGACATCAGCGCCCTTGAAATCGCCTCGGGTGATGAGCGTTATGACTTGCTCATTCAGGGCAGTAACAGCCCAACGTTTGCGTCCGATATCGTGATCCTCGCCGCGTTGCCGGTGGGCGACGGCTCAACGATTGGAACGGCCTATGCTGGCTCCGGGGTAGACGTTGACGACACGGCGGGAAGGTATGTGTTGCCGTTCACGAATGAGCGTAACAACATTTACTACCGCTACCTTCGCGGCTTTACGGTCGTGACCGGGTCGATTGCTACCGGGATCAACTTCACTGCGTTCGTTGCCAAGGACTAACGTGTTGGTAGATCGGAGGGGCGGTCAACGTCCCTTCGGTTTTCTTTCCTTACCCTTTTCACGGCCACAGAAACAAGGAGGACATTTGCTATGGCAAAGGATGTGTTTGCTACCACCCCAAAAGTCACAGTCACCCAAAATCTAATTAAGGGTGCTCCGGCCCCTCAGATGGTTCGTATCTACCACAAGAAGGACAAGACGTTTCAGGACGTGTTTGCGGTAGACGCGAAAGAGATCGTTGCGCAAGGCGAATACGATTACGATCCAGACGCGGGGCCGTCAACCCCCGAAAACGTTTACAAGCCCGAGCCGCCCGTAGCGTCAGCGGCGCTGCCGGACTTTGATGCAATGACGAAAGCGGAACTTCAAGACTACGCGGCGGCGCATGATGTTGAGGTTACTGCCTCAATGTCCAAGGCGGAACAGATCGAAGCGATCAAGGGAGGTGACTAATGCCTACAGGGGTATATAATCCAGAAACGGAACAAGCACAGTCGGCAGCGACGGTGAAGCTTCAAAACCTCACTCAGGCAAAGTTAGAATTGCTTGTTCAAGGCGCTGCCGCTGGCTACAAGATTGCCAGAGGCGTTCACACTCAGGTTGCCGCCGAAGATACGGTAGTGACGGGACTCGCAACCGTCGTTGCAGTGGTCGTTGGCTTTGGCGGCGCTCCTACGGTCAAGCAACTATTCTGTGCGGGTTCAATTGGCGATCAATCGGCGGCTCCGGCGGCGGGGTCAGTTTTGATTTCCACTTACAAACCTACTGCCGTGAATGACGTGACTCCGACGGCGGCCACTGACTTCACCGACAACGTAAAGATCGCGTGGGTTGCGATTGGGACTTAATTTGCGATGCAGATCACTCCCAATCAAGACTTCAAACACCAAGGACAGACCTACGCAAAGGGTCAAGAGTATGAAGTGCCTAATGCTGACGCCGAACACTTTGAACTTTGCGGCTGGGTTGGTGACGCACTGAATGCTGAAGCAGTTCACACGTTGGAGGTTCAGAACGTGCAGTTAGGCCATGAATCGGAGGTCAACTAAGTGGCAAAAATTGTTCACGACGACGTACTCGACGGCGCGTTTGATGTTCTTGATCAAGCCGACATAATGACTGTCTGTGCCGGTCAACCTACTACACGCACGGAAGCGATCACAACTTTCAAGTTGGCAGACATAGCAATGACTCCGAACACGGACTACACGAAAGCGAACGGAGATACTTCGGGTCGCAAATGCACGGTAGCGGCCAAGTCGGGCGTTGCCGTTGACTCGTCAGGAACGGCGGATCATGTGGCATTGTGTGACGCCACGCGGCTGCTATATGTTACGACTTGCACGTCTCAAGCTTTGACGGCGGGCAATACCGTGAACTTTCCGGCGTGGAAGGTTGAGATCGCCGATCCGACGTAAAACTTAACTGCAACTCTCTCTTACGGAGCGCGGTCGCGGTCAAATGATCGCGGGCGCGTTTCTCTTATATGGCACAGCGAAACTACCTAATCAACACAACGACCCTTGCGACCTCGGCAAGCGGGACGAGTATTGGATCGGGCAATACTCAGTCAGGGACGTTTGTAGTTGCGCTGACTTTGGTTCGTACCGGATTGAGCGCCGGGGAACTGCTTAGCGGGTCGCAAACATGGTCAGTCCACTACGTTGTTTCGGCGATGACAACGCCGTATGAGATGCGCCTGAAAATTCAGCGGCGCAATTCGAGCGGGACAATGCAGTCCGAGTCGTCTTATGGAACGACTAGATCGGCGACGGGAACCTATGATGACAATATAACTTGGGACTCAGGAACGTGGGCCGCAAACGATCAACTTGCCCTTGTTTGGGAGCACCGCAGACCATCGGGGACGGGAAACAAGAATGCCACGGTTACAGCCAACGGCTCGTCGTATATTGATGCCCCTCAAGCTACCAATCTTGTCATCCAGGACGCAGCCCATTCACACGCCGCCGGAAATCTTGCGTTAACGCAAGTCCACTCTCTGGCAGTCGCAAACGCAACTCATGGGCATACAGGGGCGAATATTGTACTGACTCAAGTGCATTCCCTCGTTGTTCAGAACGCCTCTCATGCCCAATCAGCAGGATCGTTAACGCTCACTCAGGTTCATAGCTTAACAGTTCAGAACGGCTCTCACGCTCATAATGCCGAGTCCCTGACGTTGTCTCAGGTTCATAGCCTATCGGTAGTAGACGCTTCGCACGGACACTCAGCCGAGAATACGGCCCTTACTCAAGTTCACGAGTTAGTAGTTAATAACGCGAGCCACGATCATTCGGCAGAGAACGTCGCGGTAGTGATTACTATTGATCTCGTCGTTCAGAGCGCGGAGCACGGCCACACAGTAGAATCGCCGTCATTAACGCAAACTCACGTTCTGACCCTTCAGAATGCTTTTCACGCACAGTCATCCGAGTCTCTTGCGCTGACTCAGGTTCATGTGCCGTCAGTGGCCAGCGTCTCTCACGCGCACACAGCGGAGAGTGTTCCAATCACGATCAGTTCGACGCTTACAATTCAATCGGCAAGCCACGATCATCTTGCGGGGTCGCTGTCTTTAACTCAAGTTCATTCTCTTGTAGTTGCGAACGCTTCCCATGCTCATAGTGCCGAGAATCTAACCGTCAGTAGTACGGGTAATGAGATGGGAATTGCCAGCGCGAGCCACGGGCACATTGCCGAGATTGTCACTCTAATTCAGACCCACATTCTTAGCGTTGCAAATGCCGTTCACGCGCACACGACGGGGAATGCGCTTTTAACGGTCTTTCGACCCGCTGTGTCGGTAAATATCCCCGGCGAAAGTCGTACTATCACGATTCACGGAAATGATCGCAGCGTAACCTCGTCAGGAAATGGGAGAGCTATATCAATATCCGGAGAAGCACGGTCGATCACTATTCCTTCAGACGGTAGGACGAGAACAATATGAGTGAACCAGTTACGGTCCAAAAAGCACCAGGAATAATTCGCACCTATGAGTTCACCTGGAGCGACGCTGCCGCCGATCCAATTACTGATTCTGTTTGGACGCCGGTAGCAGGGATCACGATAGACGCGGACTCAATCAGCGGCGACGGCACAGCCACGATCCTTACGCTTTCCAGTGGCACAGTAGACACGGACTATCGTCTGCTGAATGAGGTCGCTTATACAAGCGGCCAAACTGACTATCGCTGGGTTACGGTGGAGGTAAGAGAACGAATCTCCACTTTGCCTGCTTTGGATGCGACTGTTGGCGGCGAATCGGCTAATTCCAATATCTCGCTTGCGGCGGCAGAGGTGTATTTCGCGCGGCGTCTCTACTCTGATAATTGGTTCAACGCAACTTCGGCAGATAAAGAGACTGCCTTGATTATGGCGACTGCTCGGCTGGAACAAGAATCTTTTGCCGGTCGCCGAACGAGCTTAACGCAGGCATTACAGTTTCCGCGCACTGGAATCTACGTTGACGGGGTTTACCTGGATGCAAACACAATGCCTACAAAGCTGCTTGCGGCCACCTGTGAGTATGCACTTGAGTTCTTAGGTTCAGATGTAAGCGCACAATCCGATCTCGTGAATTACAAGAAGGTTAAGGTTGGCCCAATTGAAATCGAAATGAACCAACCCGTTACGTCAGGTGTTTTCCCTTCTGAGGTAGCAAGACTGTTGCGCGATCTCAGAATAAGCGGATCGGGTGCCGCAATTGTGAGAGCCTAAATGCCTTTTATTCTCGATTCAATTCTTTCCTCTGTGGTTGAAGCAGTTCAGCCGTTTTTTCCGTATTCATGTGATCTAATACTCACCCCAAAAACCACCGGCACAGCAGGAGGACAAGTAATCGGAACGCCTGCAACTTTAGCGAGTGGGCTTCCCTTGCTGTACGAGAGCTTGAAAGTTCCAATGACGCGAATCGTTGGTGGAAAAGAAACCGTTATCGGAACGCACAAGCTTTACTTGAAAGCCACGGACGAAACAAAAGTAATCACGGTCGATTATGAGATTCACGTTGCGGCATACAACGGAGAGTCGGCCAAGATATTTGTCAGGCCGATAATGATCGAACCCGCGTATTCTCATTTGATTCAATTAGCGGCGGTCTTGAAAGGCGCGTGAGTGGGCTACACCCTAGTTGACAACACTGAGAAGATTAAGCGCCAACTCCGTCAGGGGTGCGCGAATGGCTGTAACAACGCCGTGGCGTTCTGGGCTGACGAGGCTCGTGATCTTGCTCCGGTTGATACTGGATTTTTGAAATCAGGGATCGGGGTGTCGGAGGTTGCAACCGAAAACAAACTAAGCGCGACCGTTCGATCAATCGCAAATTATAGCTCTGTGGTGAATTTCGGCGGCGCACATCAAGCGGCACAACCTTACTTTACCGTGGCAGGACTCAAGACGAGGCAAGAATTCAATTGGCTGATGAAGTCCGGGTTTATTTCTATCAGCCGAGGCCAGAGTGCGGGGCCGGGGGCTATCCGCGCGGCAATGATGGATTACTTTGGCCCGTTAGGACGCAAGGGCCAAGGCTGGAAGTAGCACGGTTAAGTTTTACCGAAATTCAGGCATTCTTGGCGAAAATAGTTCGTTTTGGTGGCGGGTTTAGCGGTATAATTAGCCCTATGCCTGAAGTAAACAACAGCGTCGTTATAACTGCTGCCCGAATAACCGAATGGGACGAACGCTACCTTGCTGTGTGTTGCAACGGCGAGACCCAAAACGTCACGGAGAGCGGGCGCGTCTCAGGTGATTTTGCCCAGCGACACGCTAACCACCCGGTAAGATTTATCCATCAAACCAAAGCCGTAGACGCCGAGTGGCCTACGAGTGTTTCTGACCTTGAACGTGCCGTAATTGAAGCGGCGGTTGAGTTGTCTGATTTTGTTCGCGCCTTTGACGAGCGAATGTCTTCCGTGGGAATGCAAGCCAAAGTTGAAGCTATTCAAGAAAGCGTTGACGCTCTAGTTGCCGCAAGGGAGAAGCAGTGAACTCGTCCACAATTCTAATCAGTCTCGGAATCTCTGCGCTGGCTACACTGGTGCCGGCTAGTCTTGTGTGGATATTTTCTAGTCCGCCCGCTTACTCACTTTATGCGCAGCAAGACGCGATCAAATCTCAATTGAGAGAACGCATCACTGATGGCCTAGAGATTAGCTACCCTGACGGTGCTAATGGTTGGGGAGTTGCGCGATCTGCGCCTGTCTGGTTTTGGCATCCGGGTCAAATGGCGGTGGTTAAGGGCGCTGCCGAATACCTAACAGAGCATCTTGAGCGCAAGCACCGCTGCGGCTACTGTAGAACGGTTCAAGGTATCGGAGCGCATTGTCTGAACTGTGGAGCGCCACTATGAGATGGAAGAAAGCAAACAGGAATAAGAAACGAAGCCGCACGGACGCGACGAC